GTTTTAAATATATCCCACAACGTTTCTTGTAAAAACATTTGAGCAGCTACAATGTATTTCCATAGTTTATAAATAGCAGAGTTTGAAACGCTATTTAAACCACTTAATCCTGTTTGTGCGGCTTGTTCCGCATCTAGTAAAGCTAAAATTGTTGCTATTGACCTTGCCATTATATTTGATTTGGTAAAACAATATCACCAGTTATTACTGGTGCTAATGTTGCTGTTGTTGTATCTGTTGTTTTATTATCGTTACCTAAAGTAGCGTAATCTTGAATGTAAACTTGCACGTTTGGATGGTCGAAGTTTTGTTCTTCGTTACGTCTTAATAATTTACCGAATGTGCTATATTGTTTATTGTGTACCTTTTGCCATACGCTATCTAACAACGTTAATATAGTTGTATCTTCATCTAAATAAGATTCAAAACAAACGTGTAAACGTACTACCATATCGTATTCTTGACTAACTGCAAATTTACCTTTATCTCTAAATGTAGATGGTAATAATTCAATAAATATAGCCGGATATAAGAATGGATTTTCTTCATTCTCACGCTCCAGTTGGTTATTCCATAAAGCAACATGTTTAATGCCTGTAATAGCAATTAAATCAGTTTTTAATGAATTGTATAGTGTTAGTTTAGACATTATTGCAAATATAATATTATTTATTGAATATTCTTTTTATTGTTACATCCATTTTAGCAATAATTTTTCTATTTAATACACCGCTATAACCAATGAATTGTCTTTTAGGCATTTTAAAGCCACGACCACGACCAGAACGCTCGCCATTATTGTGAACACTTGCATAAGGTACATCGGTATAAATTTTAACAGATAATAAACCAAAACGTTTACTTCTAATTGACCTTCTTAATCTACCACTCTTTACTAATATAGCCCTATTACCCATTCTACTTCTTTCAGTACGTTTGCGAGGTTGCCACGATTGTAAACTTTCATCAGTAAACCCTTGATTCCTAAAAGATGTTGTAAAATGATTAGCTGCTAATACACCCATTGCATCAACTACTTTTTCAAGTTGTGGTTTAAAAGCCTGTATGTCTTTTAATATCTTTTTATGTTCTGCAAAAGTTGCCATTAGTTCATTGATATAAAAAATAGTTGACAATAATATAATCCGTCTTTATTTTTGTTTAATAAAATATGTGTAAAATAATGTATTGAATTAGTTAGTTGTTCGTTTACGTTACCTTTATTTATTAAGCTGTTAATCATCTAGGTTTAGGCATGTTAAAATTGTTAGCAGCCAAATTCTTATCTTTAGGTTCTACAACAAAATAAGGATGTTTATCACTAAATACTATCTTATCTTTGCCAGCATTCATCATAAATTCAGGCGGTACTGTTTTAGGTTGTGTAAATCCTTTTAAAGATGTTTTATCAGTATCATCACTTTGTAAAGCAGTACATCTACAATTCCAACCATTTGGCGGAAAATAATTATTCCAAAACTTATCATCAACTGGTCGCTTAATCTTATCTAACATAGCATGTTCAGGTCGCACCCTACCATCGCCAACTGTTACATATTCTAACATTGGTAATAACTCTTTATTGTTCTCAATATCCATCCACATACTAGCGGAACGACTTTGAGATATGGCTGCATTATATTCAGCTCTTAAATAGTTTTCATTATAATTTTTGAATATTTCAGTACCAGTTTTCTTATATTCACTAAATAGCTTAATCCTATCTTTGTCATAAATAGCATCTACCATTTCACGAACTTGATGGTATTGTTTAGCACCACTAAACACATAAACATTATTGCGTAAATCATTTAACATGTTATAGTCTGGACTATTCCAAGCTACATCACTTAATGTTTTACCAAAACCATTGTAAACTCCATTGGTTAATTTTTCAGCTACTTTTTGATAGGTAACTAAGTCTAAGGATTGCGGAGTGATTAAACCCGAATAAACACCAACTACTATACGTTCAATTTCTTCGTCTGAAAATATATTTATTGGTGCTGCATTTTGTATGTCGCAGAATGAACACACTATTTATAAAGATTGTCTAATCTATTTTTAATACTTTTAACAGAGCTTTGATCCATTACTTCAATAACTTCACTACCATATTTTTCATCTAGGTATTCAGCACTAAAAGTAAATTTACCAGTCTTTATCAATTCAATATCTAATTTAGATTGTTCTAATAAAGATAGTTCTTCTTCAGTTTCAACTTTGATTTTAGTATTTGGTGGAAATATACCTAATCTTTGCATCATAGGGACTAATTGATAATTTAAAACACCTTCTATAAAGAACTCATCTCCATAAGCTACATTCTTTAAAACACGTTCTTGAACTTCAGCAGAACCTACAAATGATTTCTCATCCATTGTTGCAGTTTGCCCTAAAATCAATTTGCTTATTTCAGAATTACAACGTGCTATCATCATATCAAATACTTGAAAAGCATCTGATTTACCACTATCAACTATCTCAATTAAATCGTCTGTATCAAAAACACCATAGCTTGAAGTACCTAAGTTTTTTAAAAAACCCTCCATATTTGCACGAGTTTCTTCATCTCTTACATTTGTTTTACCAATTCTTAATGGCACTCCAAATACTTCGCCATATTCAGCCCAAGCACCTAAGGCATTTTTTTTCCAAATAACTAAAGGAGCAGCCTTCATTAATAAACCTAAATCTCTATCTTTACCAACGCCAATGCACCAATTTTTATAAGGATTCTCTAAATAATCAGCTCCTTCTAAATCAGCATAGCTATTTGTTACAATATGAAATTCAGGCTTTACATATTCACGAGGTATCAATTCAACCGCCTTAAATGTATCTTCAACTAATGAATCAAATTGTATTAATGAATGACCATAAAAAATACTATCTAAAGAATAATCTAAAAAGTCACGAAACCATTTTGTTTTAATTACTTTACATAATTCTTCATCTTCTTCGCCATTTACCTTTACTTCAAATTCCTTAGATAATGTTAAATTTTTTCTTTGGTTTATTGCAGCGGTTAAATGAGCATCCAAAACAATATCATTATAGCATCTATAAAGTAAATATCTTTGTGGGCTGTATATTGATTCAGCAGAAGTTAATGCTGCTCTCCATTGTGATATGTCTTGTCTTGACCTGTATAGTTGCGTTGGAACAGTAATACGTTTACGAATATCACTATTAGCAGGTCTATTAACTGAAACATTTTCAGCTTTATTAAAATTTATATCGTAACCAAATATCTTCATTAGTATGAGTTTGTTTGTTTAGCAACAGCAGAACCATAACGAATTGACATGCCTTGTTGCGGTAATATTTGAGGTAAATCAGCAGTTACATCTCCACTTGCCACTCTTTTTAAGAATGCAATTGCGCCACCGCTTTGTGTTGGACTATTACCATCGTAACGCTCTTTTCTTAAATCCGGTACGTTTCTAGGATTGATACGAGAATGCAAATGATATAAAGTAATATCTAATAAATACATTACTATTTGTTGATTTCTATTATCTCCTTGTTGCCATTTAGTAGTATTGTCAGGATAAACAGCAGTGACACTATAAGCAGCTCCAGCAACCCAAAATTGAGTATTTGTTGGTAGTATTCCAACACTAGAAACTAAACAAGTGTATTGAATATTGTTATAATAAACAATATCTGCAACATTGTAAGTAGTTGTATTTGAATACTCTGGTTGTGGATAAATAGCATAAAATAATGTTTTATCCAAACATATTTGTGTCCATTCAGTAGCTAAAAAAGCATGAGCAGTAGATCCAGCTATTGACTTATAAATATAACCAGCTTGTAAAACATATTGACCAGTTGTATAAACAGTTGTAGCACTAAAATTAGGAGCAGTCCATTCAACTAATTGCTTACCGTTATAAGTAGCGGCAATATCAAATAACTTAGTATCAGTAAAGATTTGATTAGTGATGTATCTTTGTGTTAAATAGCCTATCATTTCTGATTGAGCTGATTGTTCAACATCTAATTTAGTTTGTTGGTTAGATTCAATTATTTGCGCTAAATTATCACTTTGTATAACTCGTAAATAATCTAAATCTCTTAATAGTCTTGCCATAATACAAAATTAATTACTAATTAATACTATTGTTACTATTGTTACTATTAATAACAATTTGATTTTCTTTAATTTTATGAACTTCAGCGTTTAACATTGCCAGTTCCATTTTCTGCATATCTAAAACATAATCAACAAATTCAGCTTTTAATTGTTTTATTCGAGTTTTACGATTAATAATAAATATATCCGAATGAATTAAAGTATTAGTGCTAACATCCTCTATAAAGAAAGTTACTGTATTGTGACCATCTATTAACTCTTTATGTGATTTTACCTTCATAATCTATTTTTACCTTGCTGTATTTGACTGCCTATTTTTCTAACATATTGAGTTACATCACCACGTTGGTACATTTGGTATTCAGTTTTAAATGCTTCACATATTAAGTAATCAGTTAGATCACTAATATGACCATACATTTGGTAACTAATACCGCTCTTTGCATCCTTTACCTTTGCTTTATCTTTGCTGCCATCAGCAGCTTCTTTTGTATTTGTAAAGTCCTGAATAGCATCTTTTAACTCTGTATTTATAATAAACTCAATATCGCCAAAATTACTAAAAAGAATTGTATTAAAAAAATTACCTCGCATTACTACCGATGGATTTGATTTGCCAACTCTCATAATCGGTTTATAATTCATTAACTCATTTTGAATTAACTTAAAGAAGTTATGACCTTTTTGTTGCTTAACATCTTCCTTTTGTGATGTTGCATCTCCATAAATGAATAAACCACTAGCATGAGCTGGATAGATACGCTTAAACTCGTTACAAACGTCTTTAATCGTGTTTTTAGGGTTAATACCTAAGATAGTATTAATTAACCTTACTTGTTTATTAGCTATTTGAAAAATACCGCAAGGCAAATAAGGATTGACATTCTCGTCCCAACTAATATGCAATGGTAAAGATGGTTCATAATGACATTCTTTGACATGCTTGTCTAAACTAAAGTACTTGTAAAATTCAGCTCCATTACGTTCCTGTAAATCCCAATTACCTTCAACAAACACTTCATATTCATAACGTGGCATTGATTTTAACGATTCTAAATAGTCAGCATCAACATAAGGATTATCAGTTATTTTAGATGGAATATAAAGCCAATTATCAGGCAAAGTATTAGTTTTCCATTTATTGTAAACCACTTCTTTAACCCAGTTATTACTTGGATTGCAAGTAGCTAATATAATCGGTTTAGGTCTATTTTCAATAAAATTAGATCCAGCACGCTCAATACACTTATTAAATGTTTTATATTGAATTTCGTTAATTTCTTCAAGCAAAAAGCCATTTACTTCTAATCCTTTAAACGTGTCCAATTCTTTGTCATCCGAATAGTTTTCAGATAGGAATATTATTTGACTATCATTTTGTAAAGTAACTGTTTGAGTTCTTTGGTTAAAGTGTTTTATAAATGAAGTAGGACATATTTTCTTAAAAGATGGAATAGTATTAAGTTCAAGTTTCTTATAACTTTCACGAACCACACACCACTTTGATTTAGGGTACATCTTACATAAAAGTAATAAAGCACCTAATCCAGCAAAAGTTTTACCTCCACGAATAGCACCGCCATACATAATAAAGTTGAACTTATTGCTAAAAATAGCTTCAAGAAATTCATCTTGTTTAGGGAACGATTCAAATAATACTTGTTTTTGCATTAAAGTTTTATTTCAACTCCACCTATTTTGAATACTTGTTCAAGTGATTCATTTTCAGTTACTAAGCCTATTAAT